CAGTTAGAACTCGGCTTAGTTAGTACAGACGTAATCACTACAACCACCACAACTGCACAAGCGGGTATTCTTGAGGATATGCCACGCCTTGACTATTCGGGTGGGGCTACTTGTCCAAGTCTTATTTTAGAGCCTCAGAGGAGTAATCTATTTGAGACAAGCGAGTATTTCGGTGCAAGTTCTTGGAATAAAACCAACATCACCCTTACTACAAATGATTCAGAATCTGTAGAGGGTGTAGATAATGCTACATTGATGTATCCAAATGCAACAAGTAGTGGAGCAACATATTTATATAACATTACATCAGGTTCTGCTTCAAAATACACAATAAGTGCTTTTGTTAAAGCGGATGGAAAAGATGTATGTTGGTTATATATAGATAGTTCATCAGTTCATGGACTTGTATATTTTGATTTAAGTGATGAGTCTATACAAGCGGTAGCGGGAAGTAATGGTACACCTACAGGGACTATTACTAATATAGGTAATAATTGGTATAGAGTTACTTGCACAATTCCTTTAAGTGCTGCTATTTCTGGAGGTTCTGGAATCGGTGTTAGTGATGCAAAAGGAAGTTTTGCAGTTACCAAAAGTGGTGAAGATGGTATTCTTGTTTATGGCTTACAACTTGAAGCGGGAAGTTACCCAACCTCCTACATACCTACCTATGGTAGTAGTGTGACGAGGTCGGCTGATTCTTGTAGTAAAACGGGCATTAGTTCGTTGATTGGGCAGACGGAGGGGACTATGTTTGTTGAGGTTGATACTGCGGTTCTTGGTGATATTTACGGAGGCAACAATAGACGATTTTTAACCATTTCGGATGGAACAACAAACAACCGAATTGTTATTGCTCAAAACAGAAATACTGATGCAATAAATTTAGCCGTAATTACTTCAGCCACATTGGTTGCTGATATTTCTACTGGTTCAAATCAAAGCGGAGTCAAAAAAATAGCCGCAGCATACGCAAACAATGACTTTGTTCTATATGTAAATGGCGTACAAATTGGAACAGATACAAGCGGTGGTGTTCCACCTTGTAGCCGTTTGGGTGTGGGTACTTATGAAACTTCGGCTCAAAACTATAATGCGGCTTGTCCAATAAAACAAGCAATCCTATTCCCAACTCGCCTATCAAACGACGAATTAGCCGAACTAACAACAATCTAAAATGTTCAGAAAATATTCATTTAAAAACGAAACAGAAGCCAACACCTTTATCGATGGATTAGGCGTTGACGAAGATGGCAACCCAAGCCATCCTCATAGCATCGTGCGATTGGGTAATATAGTTTTAACCGAAGGCGAATACGACGAGCAAGGCGAGGTAATAACCGAACCCGTTTTATCTACCACCTACCACGTTGATGTACTTTGGAAAGGTGATGCAGTAAGTTCTTGGGATTCAAAAATGGTGTGGTGTAAGCCCGTCGGAATACACGTTTTTGGCTCATCAAGGGCAATCGCTGAATGGACTGAGAAGTGCAAAGAACTGCATCCTGATTATTTCCCCGAACCAAGTGACGAGATATGAAAACCTTTTTAGACGAGATCGGAATCAATATAATGCAATCAATAGCGGGGCTTTTTGGCTCGTTGTTGCTATTGGGTAAGGGTTCGGCTAAGAACATCAAGCAAACGTTTTTTGCGATCATCACGGGCGTTGCAAGTGCTAATTATATCACACCTGTTGTGTGTTCGGCATTGTCTATATCCGAAACTAACTACCAAAATGGTGTTGCTTTTATTCTTGGATTCTTAGGACTTAAGGGAGTTGAGGCGGTGGCAAAACGTTTCTTTAAAGAAAAAATAGATGCAGATAATTAATGAACTTGCCAACCTTTTAATATGTGTAAATGCGACGTTGTTTTACATCTTCGTGTTTGGGCGTGATGTAAAGGCATTGGCTAAACTAAACTTGATTGAACAAGCCATGTTACGAGTAGGCTTGGCTATCCCAGCATTAGGGGCGTTGTATAACGTTCTATCGGCTCAATATCCACCAATCCCCGAAATACTCATCAACATCGGATATGCTTGTCTGTGGACATGGGCTTCGATGTTTCATTATAACACCTTTGTAAAGAATGGAAAATAACTTCATACGGATAAACTTTGCGGAGAGCAAAATCCCAATTTTCAAGGAGAACAAATCAAAAGGCTTCTTGACTTATGGTGCGGATAATGCTTACCCACAAATGTTGATTGATCTATTTAATAGCTCACCAAAGCACGGAGCAATAGTAACTCAGAAAGCTGACTTCATTGCCGGTGATAAAACCGAGATTGTAGCATACAACACAGAGGATGTTGCAAAAGCAAACGAGGCATTAGATTCAATTAACGCCTATGAAGATTTTGACAGCCTAAAATCAAAGATTGCTCAGGATCTTGAGTTGTTTGATGGATTCGCTTTAGAAATCATCTGGAACAAAGCAAAAACTAAAATAGCTGAGATTTATCACTTGCCTTTTCAGAATGTCCGTCACTCATTAGATGGGCATTATTTATATGCTGAAGATTGGACTGCAAGAAAAGTTGAGCCTGAACATTATTACCCTTGGAATCCCAACACGAGAGAATCTAAGCAGGTCTATTATTTCAAGATGTACAAAGCAGGATGTGGCGAATATCCAACAGCACCTTATCAATCAGCTCTTAAGTATATCGAGATAGACACAGAGATTGCCAACTTCCATTTGAACAGCATCAAGTCAGGCTTTTCGGCTCAGACGCTTTTACAATTGTTCAAGGGTATTCCGTCACCTGAAGAAGCTCGTCAAACAATCAGAAGATTTAAAGACAACTTTAGCGGAACAGATAACGCTGGAAGTATTATCATTCAGTTTAACGATCCGAACGAAACTCCAAGCGTAGTTAACAACCTTGCACCTTCAGACTTTGACAAGCAGTTTGACATTCTGAACAACACAGTTCAAGAGGAGATTTTGATGAGTCACCGAGTTACTTCTCCGATGCTTTTCGGTATCAAGACAGAGGGGCAACTTGGAGGGCGTAACGAACTGATTGAAGCGTTTGAAGCGTTCCAAACTTCCTACATTGAGCCAAGACAGAATCAAATGGATAGAGCCTTAAGTTCTATCTTTAAATACATTACACCTGTAAAGCTTAAAACTAAAAACAAACCACCGATTGGACTTGACTACATTGAACTATTTGAGAAAGGCATCATTGACAGAGATGAGGCTCGTATTGAGTTAGGAATGTCAGCCACAACAGCAATGTCTGAACAAGTGAAATGTGAAAGTTGTGAGAATCCTTTCGGATGGGATGATGACAAAGATTTAAAAGTCTTTGCTGAGTTCGGTGAAGATGCTGACAATTTTGAGTCTGTACCTTTGGAGTTCGGAGATGCTCTACAAGCGATGATTTTGCAGTGGTTGTATAGTAACGAGGGAATCACCTTAGAAACGCTTTCTAACAACATTAAAAAGCCCGTAGAGGAGATAATGAGAGAGGTTGATGATATGGCACAAAGAGGCTTGATTGAATCTGTTGAGGATGGTTTTAGAATCACACCTGAAGGAACAACCACTCTTGAAAATTCAAATGTTGGAACAGAGATTGTGACTCGTTACACTTACGAGAAAGCACCGGGAATAAGCGGAGGCGATTTGTTGCCTACATCAAGAGATTTCTGTCAGAGAATGATAAGACTCAACCGAGTTTACACGAGAGAAGAAATCGACCAAATTTCTGTAATACTTGCAAGGGAGTACAATGATCCTGGTTATTCAGCTTGGAAAAGACGAGGAGGATGGATGACAATCAAAGGCACAACCACTCACGTTCCATATTGCCGTCACATTTGGCAACCACAACTATTAAGAAGAAGAATCAATGGCTAACTTTGTATCTATAAAAGGTTTTGAAAATAAATATGCCATCAACAAGTGTGGCGATGTTATGAGTGTTCAAACCAAAAAGCTAAAAAAGATTTTTGTTAATTCCTGGGGGTATTATACTGTTACATTGTATAAAAACAAAAAGAATCACACCTTCACTATTCACAGATTAGTGGCTCAAGCATTTTTACCAAATCCTGAAAATAAAGAGCAAGTAAATCACATTGACGGGAATAAGCTAAATAACCACTTATCAAATCTTGAATGGACTACAAAAAGCGAAAATATGTTACACGCATATCAAAAAAACCTTTCTAAGGTAACAGTTCTCAATGCTATTGAATCTCGAAAAAAAATAATATTGAATTTAGAAAATGGTGTTTTTTATAATGGTTTGAAAGAATTTGCTGAGAACAACTATTTACCAAAGCCATATACCATAGATAATTTTAAAAAGACGTATAACGATAAATTTGTATTAGTATAATGGCACAATTTGTATATTTCATATCGACTCAATACCTACGAGATAATTCACCTATCAACGAAAATGTTGATCCTAAGCTTTTAAAATCTGCAATCAAGGAAGCTCAAGAGATTTACATTCGTGATGTGATTGGTTC